GGCGATCAGGTTCTTGCCACCAAGGTACATGTTGCGCATGCCGCCACCAGCTGCAGCATCGAACTTCTGCATGAAGTCCATGCCCTCAGACGGGTCCTGTCCTGGCATCGGCGGCAGGTTCGCAGTCGCCTTCGGTAGAGCCTTGAAGGGCTTTGCGTTCGGGTTCAGGTCCATGTCTTCAGGACGTGACCCATCCTTCATCCGACCTTGCTGAATCGTCGGAAGCATCTTGCCGAACTGCGCATCAGCGTCTGCTTCGTCCCGTGCAGTCACCCGCACGGTAGCGCCGTCAGGCGTGTCGTATTCAAAGACTGGCATGTCAGTTCTCTACCTTCCTGCGGATGACGCCAGGCGGCAAGCCCGACGCCGGTACCGCTTGTGGGGGAGCTGTCTGCGGTCCCAACGTGCGCTGTAGCGGACGAGGTGCTGCCTGGGGCACCTGCGCCTGTGGCGCAAACGTGGGCTCCATACCGTCGCCGAAGACCGGGAACGCCTCCTCGACTTGCTTGTGGCCGCCATCGATGTACGACTTGCGAAGCTTGTTGTAGAACGACGCCGCAACCTTGGCACGTGTTTCAATGTTGTGCTGAATGGTGCGCGGGTCCATGCCTTCGGTGATCGTGGCTTTCTGCCATGCTGCCTTCTCACCCGGATTCAAGGTAGAACCGAACTTGGCGTGGCGTTCAACGAGAGCCACTTGGTTCTCGTAGTCGCCCCACCAGTTGGCGGCGTCATGTGATGCCTTCGATGCCCACGGATTCCAGCGACCAGAGAGGCGGTCAACAGCCCCCTCAACGCCACCGTAGGCAGGGCTGTAGGTACTCACAGCATTGCTGAGACCCTCTGCGACGCCCTGCGACTCAGACAGGTCGTTGATGACGCGAGGTGCGACGGGCGTGGACTTCTGACCAGCTGCACGGGCGCGCGCTTCGATGCCCTTGAGCGTGGCAGCGGCTTGGTTAGCGGCAATCTCACGCTTCGTGGTATCCTCCATGATTTTCAGCTGCATGCGTTGCGCCGGCGTCAGGTTCTGCGTACCAGTGAGTCTGATCTGGTCCATCTTCTGACGACCCTTCTCAACAAGGCCCTCATGGTCAGCAATGGCTTTGAGCTCAGCGGCAGACGCCTTCTCCTTCTGCTGGTCCTCGCGGGCGATTTCGGCCTGAGCGTACTTGCCGTACAGCTCGGCGTTCTTCTCGTTGCCAGGAATCATGGCGCCTTCTGTTTGCAGCTTGAAGGCCTGCCCCAACGTACGGGGGAGCTGTCGCTGCGTGGTCGAGTAGGTACCGGGAATCTGCTCGTCACCGTCGATACCAGGCGTCATGTACGGCGTCCGCACCTCTTCGGTAGGCGTCTGTGACACCTTGTCGGCCCAGCTGCTTTGGGCCTGCTGCACTTGACCCTTGGCGAACTTGTCAGCTTCGTCAGCTTTGTAGCCCATATAGGCACCGCCGACAGACCCGAGGAGCTGACTGAGGTGCTGCAGGTTCGTCGGTGCCACGTAGTGCTTGCCGATCATGCGACCTTCGGCAGGCGAGTCGCCTTGCTTACGGAGCATGTCAGCAATCTTGCGTTGTTGTGCCGCCGCGTCCAGCGCTTGCTGGTACGCGATGACCTGCTCGTTCTGAGCAGTAGACGCGTTAGCGTTCGGGTTGAACAGCGGCATGGCGGCTCCTTACTTGCCGAAAAAGCTCATGAGACTGCCCATGCCGCCGGCGGCACCACCGCCGGCGCCTGCGCCAAGGTAGGCACTGCCCGCAGCACCCGCGAGGTTGCTAAGATGCTGCAGCCCCGTTGTGGGGACGAAATGCTTGCCGACCATGCGACCTGTGCCAGAACCTACCTGGCCGGCTTGGCTGTCACGAAGGGCATCGGCAAGGCGCTTCATCATCTCGGGGTCCATGGTCAGCTGTTGCGGGCCAGCCATGGGTGCTTCCACCTGCGGACCCATTGCATGGGGCAGAGAATTGGGCGTCGGGTTCGGGTCAAAAATCATGTCACCACCTCGTTTCTGTCATGATGTCTTCATGCCATTGATCAAGCACGTGCGTCACTTGGACTCGTGCCTCGCCGGTCAAATTCCTGATGCGGTCTTGATTTTCAGCCAAGTACGCAGTGCAATCCCAGCAGTCTCTGGAGGTCTGCTCGGTGTCGTAATACCCAGGTACCAGGTCTGGTACCATAGCCTTGACAAACTTCAAGACGTCCGCACGCGTCCAACTGGCGATGGGCAGGTGGTACTGAATACCGCCCTGAAACTCGCCGTCCTTAATCGGTACCGTATGCGCTTCCTCGTCACGTTGACCTCGATAGATCTCGGTGACATTCAAATGCTGCATTGCTTCATGCATGGGCTTCCAGATGCCCCGATAGCAGCACTCGGAGTACGGCTGGTAACGCACTGACGCACCCTGCGTTACCGCACCGAACTTCGTGTACTTGAGGGGGACCACGTCAACAGGATACCCGTGCCTCTCAAGATGCCTGTGGCTCTTGATCTCGAGGAACGTGAACTGCGGGAATGCCAGTTCCACCGCGTGCAGGTACGCAGCCCGCTCCGGATACGCTCCGTCGGTAGAAAGGGTGACGACGTTGAGGTCCTTCATGTCTCGCAATAGCACGAGACATGCAAGGGAATCAGCGCCGCCAGAGAACTGTAGTACTTTCATCAGAACATCGCTGCTACCGTGCCTGCGATTGCCACGCCGCCCTGAATGTTACCTTGGCGCGTGGCATTCTTGGCATTGACATCGCCCATCTGGGCATCGTAGGTCTTCTGTGCGGCACCGGAATAGTCAGTGCCGCTCGTACCAGTGGCTGACATGAACTGGCCGAACTCCGGCTTGTTGTACGCAGGCATGGACATGAGCGTCTCGAGGTCCTGCGCTGGCATATTGCGCATGTATTCCTGCTCTGCCAGCTGGCGATCGCGCAGTTGCATGTTGAAGTTGCCGATGTCGGCTTGTTCGCCCACCTGCTGACCACGCAGCGCCGCAGCTTGCTTCTGCTGCAACAGGTTCTGTTGGAAGCGCTGGTCACCAGACGCATTGGCGAAGTTCGCTGCTGTGGAGCGTTGCCCGAAGTTCTGCTGGTTCTGACCCATGGCACGCTGGAACTGGTTGCCGTACTCGCTCTGCCCGGCGATCAGGGCCTTGAGTTGCGCGTCCGTGTCACCAGTGTCCAGGCGCTGAACAGCACGCTGGAAGGCCGGTGAGTCTTCGGTCAAGCCTTGGTTCTTCAGGCGCTGGATTTCGGAGTTGCGTGCCTGCTCCCGTTGAGGGGCCGATAGCGCGTACGTGGCATCCTGAATGGCCTTCGAATTGCCCATCGGGTCCATGTTGAAGTCGCCAGCCGCGCCGATGTCGCCCTGTGCCCGGACGCCCTCGCGCAGGTCGGCAGGGTCCATGGTGCTTTGCAGCTTGGACTCATCGATGCCAGTGAACGCTTGCGCGCCACTCGGGTCAAACGGCTGTTCCGTATTGGCCAGTTGCTGCGACAGCAACCGGGCACGGGCCTGCTGTTGCTGGTCCATCAGTGCCTGGTCCTGCGGGTTCAGCGATTGCTTCTGGCTCCACGACCCATCATCGGCCTGCGACCACGTCGAGGTATTGCCGTAGATGTCGGTCTGGTTCGGCCGATTGGCAACGGTTTGCTTCTGCGCAGCTTCGGCTTGCGAAGCTGCACTCTGTTCTGCCAGACCGGTATAGTCAGGCGGCGGTGGTGCTTTGGCGCTGCTTCCCATGGCGATTCCTTGTAAGGTTTAAGAACCGGCACTCCTCACGGTACATTGCAAAAATCAGCAATGGTCCGTCGGGGTGGGCACCTTTGATCTCGTGTATCTGTTTGAACCCCAAATGCTTTGTCAGGCGTATAGAACGCTCGTTGGACGCTGGCACAGTTGCCAGAACCACGCTGACATCGCACTTGTTGAATGGGTAGTCGAAAGCTGCCCAAAGCAACTCACGACTGGCCACTCCGCGTCCATCTGAGGCCATATGGATCCAGATGCTCGCACCGTTGTAGTTCTCGTAACCCACGACAAAGGTCAGGAGACCTTCATGCAGATCACCAATGCACTGCATGTCCAAGTTGACACGGGCGTTCTGATGCCGTGCCAGCCAGCTGCGCAGTTCGCTCTGGTTGTCGGTAGTGATCATAGGATACCGTTACCTTTCACAGTACTGAAGTCCGTAGAGACCCACAGTACTTCACCTTCGCTCTGTCCAACCATGAGGAGCGATGCCGCATTGCCCATGCCTTCAGCGATGAGCCACACGCGTTGAACGAGGTCACCACCACCCCAAATCGAGGTCCCCCACACACCGGACCCCCACAGAGCTGCAAAGGTCTTCGGCGCCGCATTTGGCACTGTCAGAGGCTCAGTAGAGAAGTCGTACCTGATGGTGGACTTGATCGAGAAGGGGGCTGTCAGTACAAAAACAGGCCGATACAAGCCGACTTGCTTCTGCGTTGCGGGGGAGCCCAGATAGCTGTACGCCTGTTGCACGGATGTGATGATGCCAATGCCACCGGTACCGTCGAGCTTGACCTTGTCGGTGGTGCCGACCCATGCCTGATACACGGTACCCTCGGAGTCACTGAACATTGGCGTGGAGCCATAGACGCCCCAGCAGACCGCATCCATGCCGCGGAACTCAGTCCATGCACCGGTGATCTGGTTCGCAGCCAGTTGGATGTTGCCGCTGACGACCACCGTAGGCACGTTGATGATCAGCAGGTTGTCCTTCGGGTAGTACTTGACATCCCAGCCAAACAGCGACCCGTAGGTGCTGGTAAGCTCGGACAACAAGAACTGCACCTTCTCCGACGAGATCTTGCGGTTCTGTTCTGCGACCCGCGTGGACACCAGTGTGGCGCTCATGGACACCAGACCCTGCTGCGTGAGGATGAACTGGTCCCCACCGGCCTTGCAATTGGCACGGCGTCCAGCCACGGGAGCGCCGATGTTATAGACACCGGCTAGGAACCACGCCTGATCATCTTCCGGGTCGGTACCGGAGTACACAACGGCCTCTCCCCGGCTCGATACCGCGATGAGGTGGTCCTCTGCACCGTTGCCATCATCAATGGTCCAGGTGGCGAGGAACTGCAGGAAGCCGCCCTTACTGAACAAGGGTCCGAAGTCGTACTTGAGGAACGTGCCCTGCAAGGCATCAGGCGGCAGGAACCAACCAAACGTTGTGTCAGTCTGGACCACCCACAGACGGTGCTGGTGCACGACAGGACCGACTGCGTTCTTCGGGTCAATACCAGCCCACGTATTGGCAACGATGCCGTCACCAGCAATGATGCGCGCGCCACCGCCAGCACCGTAGATGATGCCATCGTCAACCCCGTTCAAAGCGATCAGGTGTGCACCAGACGTATTCACCATGTGAACCGTGTCCCAGTTCGGATTGTTCAGACCCGAGATGAGGGGGGCGCCAACTGGCCCTGGGGTTGTGATGTCGAAGACGTTCGTGCCAGCCCATGCAAAGAGCTTCTGAGTGCCATTGGTGTCAGCCCATGTGGCGATCGTGGCGGCTTGCGTCACCAAACCAGTTGCCCACTCGCGGTACCCCTTGCGTACGGCCACGCCGTATGGCTGCGGCCACCAGTTCTGCAGCACCACGGCATCAGTCGGAGGCATCGCAACCAAAGAGTCACGGGCATTCAGGCCCCCCACAGGTGCGGGGACCGAATACGGCGCAGAACTCTGCTGGCTGAATTGCCCGAACATC